AATGCGCTGCGTGATTGCGCTTCGATGCGCAGTTCTTCTTCAATGGTCCATTTGACCATCATCCAGTCACCCCATGTCATGGTGTCATATCTTCAGTCCATGCTTCAATCTTAGATTGCCGCTCATCCGTCCATGATGACTGCAGCTTGAACCATTGCCGCCAGTGTTCACTGCCTTTGCTGCGGTTGCATTCGCGGCATGCTGGTACAAGGTTATTCACGACGGTGTTGCCGCCTTTGTGGCGTGGCTTGACATGATCCAAGGTGTCGGCCGCGGCATCGCAATAGGCGCAGCAGTGCTGCCATGCTTCAAAGATCTGCTGCCTGAATCGCTGCTTAGCGGAGCGCTTGGGGACGAGAGATGTGCCATCAATCTGATGATCCACGCAACTCCGGGATGGGTAGAACGTTGACCGAAAGGCCAAGGATGTGATCGTTAGATGGCGCCAACTCAGTCAGCCGCGCCACGAAGTTATCGCTAACAGTTTCGGGATCGTCGTCCTCGCTTTCGACGACGATGGTGTATTCAATCTCTAGGACGTATTGCCTCATGTCGTCGGAGTGCAAGTGATCTCAACACCTCCGCGTCTGCGTGGTCGTAGCGTAAGCCAGATTCCGCCGAGTGACTTGGGCATCACAATACGCTCCACCGCCCAGCCGCCGGTTCCTCCAAACTCCTGTTTGTAGGTTCCACATTGGACGTGCCAGCGCTGCTCCACCCAGGCGCGGCCGTTCTGATCGACGCGATAACAGGAATGGGCGACAACACTGCGCTCATGGTTGTGGCCATTGACCAAGACATCAGCGTCTGGAGCGATTGAGGCATAACGGCCACCGCCCATGGTGCCTTTGGTGATGATGCCGCCCCAGGCGCCGTGATGGAAGAACAACATGCAGCGCCTGGTCTTGCTGTTGTTGTCCTGCGTAAAGCTGAACCGAATCCAGCCTTGATAACCCATGTGCTCGATGTTGCTGCCGTTGTTGCGCATCAGCCGCACAACGTTCTCTAATGGGTCAATCTCCTGGTTGTTGCTTACGGCAGTTTCATGGTTGCCATCGCCTGCCATGAGGATAATGTCTTGCCATGGCTTGAAAAACTCGGCCGCCTCACTGAATACAAGATCAAAGTAATTGCCGCCTAGGTGTTCTGGGCGGATGTCACCTTTGCTGGCTCTGCGGTCTTTCTTGCCTTGCATCAGGCAAAGCACATCTCCGAACATAAGAACGTGGCCATTCTGCGCTCGGCATTCATCGAGGTGCTTGCTCAGCAGCTTACGGTCACACTTAGGGTTGTCTAAGTGGATGTCACTCAACAGCAGGAATGTCGCTGTTTCGGTGAAACCTGCGTAAGGAATGCGCAGCTCTAGAAGCTCTGGCGTCTTGCGAATGGATGTGATAGTCACAAGACGAGGCTCCATGTGTACTTAGCCTAAGGGGCGTGACTTACCAGCATTGCCCAGCCGGTGCCGGGGCCATCAACCTCCCAGCGGCGCAACCAGTTCTTGCGGCTGTAGGCGATGCCTGCGCCTTTGGTGTGGTTGACGTAGCCGCCGTTCACCATGTCGGCCTCACCGTTCGGATCGTTGTGGATGTAGGCGCCGCTGGTTGCGCCGATGATCACGGACCAGTGACCACCGCCAGTAGGTGCGCCGACAGGCCCCTTATGCAGCCAGCCGACCATCACGGGGCGCCCAGCTTCCAGCTCGGTGTCGATCACCGCAGAGTTGCAGTTCGTGCGCAGCCGCGCGTTGAGCCCCAGGGACTGCAGCGCCTTGATCTGCGCTTGCGCGTCGGTGGTGTCGCCGTACTTGGCGCGGATCTTGTTGTAGGCATCATCGCTGGTGACTTTGCCGTAGAACTTGGCCACCATGGCAGCGCTGCTGCTGAAGCATTCGCGGTAACCGGTGCCGCTGGCGTTGTCGTTCTGCGCCTCATACGGCACACGCAGCAGGATGCCCTGCTGTTGCAGTTGCGGTGTGCCCTTCTGCCAGAGTGCGCCCTCAGCCTTACGGCGGCGCAACAGGCCAGCCTCAACGGCACTGCCAGGATTGCGGTAGAGCAGCATGGCTGCTGGCACGGCAGCCCAATCCTTATCGCGCAATGCTGCGCTGATCGTGCCAAACCCAGCACTGCCGTAGAAACCAATGCCGAGGTTGTAGGCAAAGCTGATCAACGCGCAGCGCTGCGGATCGGCCATGCTTGCCCAGTGCGGGATCGCACGCAGGCGGTCTGCGATGCGGTCCACCTCAAGGCGGAGCAGCATGTCAGCCTCGATGACGTTGATCTTGTCGCCGCGCTTTACGGGGTCACCAGCGCCATAGCGCGTGGTGCCGTATCCGATCGTCCACGGATCGCCGCCGCTCAGCGGGTCAGGGTAGGCGCTCAGGTGGCAGCCCTCGAACTCCTTGATGATCTGGATCGCATCAGCAAGGTCGGTCTGCACACCGGCTGTACTCCATGTCTTGAACCACGGCTGATCGCGGCTTAGGAGGCGCGGGCCGATGGCAGCTTCCAGTTCGCTGATCGCCGCCAGCTGATGCGGCAGGCCCTTGAAGTAACGGAATAGATCAACCAGCCTGAGCTGCGTCATGGCCTTTGCAGGTGCTGCGGCACTGACTGCCGATAACTGAATGCGCTCTTGATTTCGGTCCAGATAATGGGGCTGAGCATTGCGGCCACAACGGCAAGGATCACGACTTGCCCCATGCGTGTTTCCAATCGACCGACGCGGACGCCTAATCCGCTCCGCTCGGTCTTGTCTGAGATTGCAGCATCCAGCAGCTGCTTGAGTTGGCCCTCCAGCACGCCGATGGCGCGGAGGATCTCGCCGTGCGTTGGCTCAGTCACCGCTTGCGGGATGCGATGCCACGCAGTGCGCCGAGGATCAGCTGGGTCCAGCTGTTAGCGCGAACGCCAGGCACGATTGCCAGCAGTTCAGAGCCAGCCAGCAGCGCTACGGCAATGCTGGTGATGTCTTCCGGTGTGGGCGCCATAGCTGCAAACTGGTCGCATCAGCAGTCTAGCGACTGCGATTCCGGCGCCATCAGTCGTGCGCCTTGATCATCACGTAACCAGCGGTGACGCCTGAGCCGGCGGTGCTCACCCTGACGCGCATCAGTGCAGCGTTGATGTCCACCACTGTCAGCTGCACCGTGGAGCTGGCCACCGCGGTAAGCGGAGTGCCGATTGCGTACCAGCTGGCGCCGTTGTCGTCGGAGCCCTCCATCTGCAGCGCTGGTGCCGTGGTGGTGATTGCGCCGACGTTGACCACCAGCTGGGCGCGGTTGCCTGCGTCCCTGGTATCGAGGCTTGGCGTTGTGCTGTTGAGCGTGGTAAGCACGATCGAGCGGTCGATCAGCTGGCGCACGGCTTCGGAGCTGTTGCTGTTCTGCAGGCGGTTGATCGCCCTGGTGAAGCTCGGGCTGGTGCCGCCCACGGTCTGCACGTAGCGCACCCGGTTGCCGACAATCCTGATGAGCGGTGAGCGGTAGATGCCTGTGCCCGTAATCCTCGGGAAGTCGTAGACCTTGAACCAGTTGGTGCCGCTGTCGTCGGATTCTTCAATCGCCACGTCCAGCGTTGGCGTGGTGCCGCTGACTGCAGTGACCGGGATGCTGACGCTGTAGCTGGTGCCAAACGTCGGTGTGAATGCCGCCGTGGTCGTGGTGGTCGCCAGCGCAGCGGAGGCCACATCCGCGACGATGCCCGGCAGCGCCAGGTTGGCAGCGGTGACGGCTGCGACGGTGCCGGTGCCGATATTGGCGGTGACGGTGCCGCTCACCGGCTGCGTGCCCAACGCACCGCCCAGCACCTGCACCGGCAGCGCATGGCTGCCAACAGGATCGCTACTCGCTACTCGGATCTTCTGCCGTCCCTGATCCTCAATCTGAATAAATCTGGTCGTCAGTGTGGTGGTACTGGCCGGCGCAGTGCTGCCGTTCTGCACCACGATGAACAGGTACAACTCCGTCTCAGGATCGGGGACATTCTCGATCCTGCTGGCTCGGTTTGTCCACTGGTAGCCGGTGTTACTGGCCACCAGCGCATCAGAGAATCCGGCCGTGAATACGTCGAAGTTGATCTGCCCAACATGGCCAGGCGATGCAGTGGTGTTGATCGTGGCGGTGGTGTTGCCGCTGTTCCAGCCGCGGCGCTGTGCGTCGAAGCTGGCATTGGTCGCAGTGGTGCCGCTGTACTCCAACTGGATGTGGTTCCAGCCGTACAGGGTCAGGGTGCCACTACCGGATGCCGGCCATGCTGCAACGGTGAAGTTGACTGTGAGCCCTGAGACGCTGGCAATCGCATAGCGGCCTGGGATGCCAGCGGCGCCAGTGATTCGCGACAGTCGCACGCTCTGGCCGACATTGGCCGCTGTGAACGGGTTGGTAGTGGGGAAAGTGACCGTGACGCTGGTGGCGCTGTTGATTGTGTAGGACAGCGCCTCGCCAATGAGATCGGCCAGCTCAAACCTGAATGTCTGGTTGGCGATCCTCTGAGACAGGATCACCTTCAGGCGTGCCAGCAACGAGCCTGAGAACGTATCAATCGAGCGGATCACCGTTTCGCTGTTGGCGGTGGTGCCGGTCGTGATGACAAGGTTCCCGCTCGACTGGTTCACCGTCATGCCGCTGCCCGTCTGCAGCAGGGTGAACTCCTCAGCCGCTTTGCCGACGATCCCGCTGCCGACTTCAGTAAAGCCCGCACGCATGAATGCTGGGCTGGTGTTGATCACCTCTACAGGCGTGGCCCGCAGCTCGGTGTCTGTCAGTCCGCCACCGCCAGCCGGCAATACCACCGGCAGCCGGCCGCTGTCCAGCGCTGGAAGCTTCCCGTTCACTGCTGTCAGCGTCGTCTCTGTTGCGGCGCCAGTCGGGAGCGGTAGGGCGCTGGCGCTCACCGGCTGCGTGGCCTGCCAGAAGGTGCCAGACACCGGCACTGCTGTAGCTCGCAGCTCGGTGTCAGTCAGCGGGCCAGAGACTGCAGCAGTGCCTGTGATCGACACGCTGCCGCTGATCGGCTGCGTGGCCTGCCAGAACGTACCGCTTACGGGAACCGCTGCAGCTCGCAGCTGCGTATCAGTCAGCGGGCCTGAGACCGGCTGCGTGGCTTGCCAAAATGTGCCCGACACAGGTACTGCCGAGGCACGGAGTTGAGTGTCCGTGAGCGGGCCGGTTACGGCTGGTGTGCCGCTGATTGACACGCTGCCGCTAACCGGCACGGTCTGGTCGTTGGCGATGTTGACGGAGATGCTGTTGGCGGTGGTCTTCGCGCCAGTGCGGGCCTCCAGCCAGGTTTTGATTGCGGCAACTGTGGCGTCGAGAGCGAGCGCCCCAAAAGCGTTACGAAGTGCCATTAGACGCCGTCCTCAATCCAAAGTGTAAGGTCGCCACCAGATGTGTCCCACCAGGCGTATTTCGTTGCGCCGCCTAGTTCGTCGCTGTTGGGTTGCGTTGTTTGGATGAAGGTGGGGCTGCCGGTGCTGGCGCCAGATGGTCCGGGTGGTCCTTGCGGTCCTGTCGCGGTGGCTGTAATCACCGTGGTCTCAGGCACAGATACGGCAACGCTTGCGCTATCCCCCGTCGTTACATTTACGGTATTTGTGGACTCACTTACATTGACGGAGATCATGCTGTGTATCCCTCTTTCACGAAAATAATACCTTCTAGGTAATACTCCTTGAGGCCGCTGGGATTCGTGAGCAGTACGTCGTAGTAGGCGGTGCTAGGGAATGTAGCAGTCTGATCGTCTGTAAGCGACAGCGCAATAGTGCCCGTAGTTCTATTGGTGTAACTTACGCTGAAATCAGCGTATTTTGTGGTGCGAGATTCGTCCCATGCTTGTGCGGCAACAGTCCAGCCCGTTAGGTTAATGGGCGTATTGGTGTCGCTATTGAATTGGAGCGTGACGTTATAGTCCGCCCTGCGCTGCAGGGTGATGTTGTAGAGTCCGGGAGAGATCGCCATAGATCCAGTTTAGGGACTAGACGCCGTACCACCAGCCAGAGTGCAGGTGACTGTGGAGGCCAGACCGGAAGATGCTGCGGCGACCACAGCTGGCACGCTGATCAGGCTGATTGTGACGTTCACATACTCGGCGGTTAAGTGATCCTCCTGCGGCTGTGCGGCGTAGCGCCAGTGCGCAGAGGTTGGCACCAGATCGGTGAAGCTGGTGTGCCCGGTCCACGCTTCAGTGCTGAGCGGAAATGCGATGTAGCCGCCCTGTTGCTCGCGGTAGTGATCACGCAGCAGCTTGGCCTGTGCTTGCGTCAGTGCAGCGAAGCTCAGTTCAAGGATGTGGCTGTAGGCGGTGGTGCCATGCCGGAAGCGGATGCTGCCACCACCGAAGCCGCGTTCCTCGGTGACGGGGAAGGTGCCCATGCTGTAGCGGCGCGTGGCCGGCTCCAGTGCCGGGAAGGTGGCCATCAGTTCTGCAGCGTGATGACGCTGCTGCCCAGGCTGAAGGTTGCAGAGCTGCTGGAAACATCGGCGCCAAAGTCCACGTAGCAGACCAGCTCATCAGCACTTGCTAGTCCACCGCGTGATTTGTAGATCACAGCAGCCCTGGCGGTGATGGTGCTGCTGGCCCAGTTCACAGCCGCAAAGCTGAGGGTGACGCGATCGTTAGCGGTGTCCTTGGTGACGGTGCAGGCGCTGGTGACGCCGCCAGCGGTGTAGCCGGTGCCGGAGACTTCATTGGTGACATCATCACGCTTGTCGTGCGTGTCCTTGTTTGGCGTATAGCTGCTGGTGACCAGCATCACCTTGAAGGTGTCAGTGTCGAAATCGATGGCACCACGGGCCATGTCATCAACGGCTGAGTTGTAGATCAGGCTGGCCATAGTTGATGCTCAGATGGATTCATTCTGCCGAGATGGCAGGCGGCTGCGGCCAGGTGATGTCAAACGGGTTGGCAGCATCGGCCAGGTCGCGCAGGTCCTGGCGGTAGGCGGCCCAGACGTCACGATCGGCGCCTAGGTCGTAGTCAGCAATCTGCGTCCAGTCGCATGACTGCAGCAGCTCGATGCGCCGTTCGCGGACCTTGGCGTACTGCGCCTGCAGCTCATCGAAGTTGTAGGGGCGCACCACAAAAGCGCTGCCGTCCCAGTCGATCGTTTCCAGCTTGGGGTTGCACTCGGGGCGCTCGTAAGGGCCGCTGTAACCGGCACGCTCCAGCTCGTCAGGCGTGAAGGTGGTGCGGTCTGTGCGGGTGCTGCCGTCCGCAAAGCGGATGCGGTGCGGCAGGGGCGCTGGGGCGGTGGCGTTGTGGGAATAAAGCATGGTTAGACCAGCGTGATGCCCCATTTGAAGGCCAACCATGCCTGCAGTGAGTCTCGATCAGTGCTGTTCAGCACAGAGGAGAAACATATAACCTCACCGATCAAGCCAAGCCAGCCACGACCGGCGTTTGTTCTATCGTTACCTAATTGAACTCCTTGAGTCGCGTTAAATGAGGCCGAGCCATTATTTAAGATTCGGATGATC